TTTTTATTTTATTATCAGGGTATATAACTGTTAAGGTTTCTAATGTTTTATAATGCCCTTGCGCAAGTTTAGACCTTAATGCGTAATACATCTTCCGATAGCTATCAGGACCTTTTGTAAGATGTAATATAGCTTCATTGACTTTTTGTTTGCTTGCTTCTTTCATTGCACTTTGTATAATATTTTGCCCATTAGTGCTTTCTGTAACTTTAATGTCAGCATACTTTTGTGTAAGTAGATTAAAGCAATCAGGATTATTATTTCCATCTTGAATAATAGGTAATAGCCTATATTTCGCACCATTGTTTGCTAAAATTTTAAGGGCTTCAATATTCTTTTTTCTTTCACTTTTACTTTGCTCACCTTTATCAAAACGTTCTACAAGTCCGCCGTTTTTGCTTTTATAGTATTCAGAAAAGGTTATATCTTTATATCGTTTTCTTAGTACTATCGGGCTGCTTGCTGCTATTATGGTAGTTCCTGCTACTTTTGAGTTTTCCTCAATAAAATAGGGTTTTGTTTTCCAATTCTTGAAGCGGTCTTTGTTATCGGTTACCCATTGCTTGTAGTTGTTAGGTACTTCGGCTACGTAATTAGACGAACTTTCAGGGGGCAAAGTTTCATCGGATTTGAGTTCTTTGATAAGTTCTTCATCGGTTTTTAGCAGGGTGATGATATGGCACTTGCAGCCTACGTGCCAGCCGTGAAAATGGAAGGTTTTGGGGTATTTTCCTTTTAGCTCATCGCACATATCATAGACTTTGTGCTGTGGTGATAGGCGTACCTCAAAGCCTACAATATCGGGGTTTTGCTGTATGCGCAACCAATCAGCGGACTTATAGGCTACATTGATTTCGTTACTAGCAAGGCGCAAAGCGTTTTTATAGGCACTTCGGTACACTCCTTGCCCTGTGTGGTAATTTTGGGCGTTCTTACTTAGCACAAGGTTGCCGTATTTGTCCCTTACTCTACGAAATAGAGCGGTAGGGTTATTCAAAAGATTACGTATTTCACGGCTTAGCTGGACAGCACTTTTGCCCTCCTCTAAGGAAACAGATAAAGCAAGCTCTATTTCACTTTGCGCTTTTTTAGCAATATCCCATACCCGATTGGAGACTGTAAAATCTTTAATCTTACGCGTTTTGAATGTTTCAAGGGCTTCAAGGTTTTTATATTTGGTTAATCCTTCTCTTAGCAGTTTGTCGTGTTTGCTGTTGGCAAAAGCCCATTCGTTGGTGATGCCTTGCTTTATGATATGGTCTAATTGGTTATTGAAATTGGTTAGTTCCTTTTCAAAGGATTTACCTTTCTTTGTGTTTTCAAAAGCAAATAATGTACTTGCGATGAGTTCTTTATAATCGGTTTTGAGGGCTATAAATACAGCTGTACCTACAAGCTGATAAAACAATTGTTCTACTTGCTGTAGGTATGCCATTAGGTGCTTTCTATGTTCGTCATCGTAATTCATTAGATGTTTGCTTCATTGAGGTTGCTGTTTTCCTCGTCTTTGATTTGCTGTAATTGGGCTTCAGGGTCGGTGATACCGAAACGCTGCATTGCTTCACGCTGTGATATAAGGGGCTTTCCACCATTGGCTTCTGTAAGGGTACGTATCATTTCGGTATCATCATCAATATCAAAGGGGGTGATGATAGGGGTGATGTCTATATCTTTTAGTTCTTTCTCGAAGGGTAGATACATCTTAGAAAGGAAGGCTAAAATGATATTGATACGCCTTTGTAGGGCGGGTATGAATATAGCCTCGTTGTCTTTTACTTTGAGGTGTGCGGGTAACCACGCTAATTTACGCCCTACTCCTGAAAGCATATTGCCTTTGCCAGCGTAGAACTCATCGGAAAGGTCGGGGGTGTGAGTGAACTCGTGTATATCACGGCGGTTCATTGTCATTTCTTTGTCGAAATTCTCATTGGCATTGGGTGGTACTACGAATTGCACATTACCTCCGTCTTTGACCTCGAATATCTTGCCACCCATATTATTACCTATTTTACCTTCAACACGCCCTGCAATCATTAGTATAGGCTCTCCGAACTTCTTATTACTTTCAGAAAAATAAGTGCGTTGTTCTTCTGCTATCTCAATAAGATGTTGTACGCTATCCCAGTCGGGTTTGTCTTGTTGGTATAGTACTACAGGTATTTTTCCTATGATGTTGGGTTTTACTTCGGTAGTGGTTTGTCCATTTTCAGTAGTGAAAGTATATACCTTCTCATTGGTAAATGCTTGTAGAATGGTCTTTTTGTTATCTTTGGTAGTGCTTTCAATAGCAAATGATACAAGGTTATCGTTATCGTCAAAGCGTGGGTATAGCTTGTATTTTTCAGGTGATAGTACCTTGTGGCGCAATAGGAATTGAGAGTATACCCCATATTGCTCGTTAGGCTGCTCTTCTAAATACCACAACTCAGCTACTTGGGTGTAACGCTTTACCTCTGTACATAGTTTGCTGTCGGAAAAGTTCATTTTGTTTGCCTTGATAACCTCTTGAAAGGCGGTAAATAGGGGGCTATCTTCAGCGGTGTACTTGTAGGGTATGGCTGTTTGGAACATTGTGGCTATCTCTACAATGCGCTTTTGATAAGGCAGTCCTATGCGATTGAGGGTGCGGGTGCGCTTTTCAAATCGCTTATCTCCGTTACTATCTAATAAAGGATTACCCGCTTCATCAGTGAGGGGTATCATTATTTCAGGGTCGGGATAGCGGTGCTTGTTAGTTAGGATTTCGTGCTTCTTAACATCGTATTGTCTTTGGAATTGCGAAATATCTATTGGAGTTACCCCTTGTTTAAAATCTTCTTGTGTTATAGTTTTTTCGTTCATATTGATATAAGTTTAAATCATTGAGGCGAGTTGATATAGGTTGTTATTAGTGCTGCTTAGCAGCTTCATAGTGATATAGCGAATAGCATCTATGCTATGGTTGTGGTTATCTATGGGTATACCTGCTTTTTTATCGTTCCAAGCGTAATTTTTTAGCTCTTTCTTCACATTGAAGCTGTGAGGCGTTACCACTAACTTGTAATTGAGCATTGTGGTTATGCCAGCTGATACGCTTCCTGCTCCTTTTTCGCAAGGCTCTATGTTTAGCCCTTTGTCTCTTAGGTCTGCAATTAGGCGAGGTTCGGCACTATCGGCTACGATAAGGTCATCAGGGCGGTCAATGAGGTTGCTATTGAGTTGATATAGTCCGTCAGAGGATAGTTGCTTGTTGTTATAGTATTTTTCATCTATGTATATAATCTTTCTTCTCTTATCTACCGCTACTTTGATGAGTGTATCAGGGTCAATACTGAATCCGTAATCTTGTCCGTAACCATAAGGAAGTGAGGTATCAAACTCGCCCTCTTCCCAATCGGTGAATATTACCCCTTCGGATACATCTGCCCAGCGTCCTATGATTTTTTGTGCGTATTTGGTTTTATTGAACAAGGACTGACTGAATTTACCTTGCTCATCGGTGGCTTGTGTGAGGCTTTGGGCTTTTATCTCCTCAATCTGCTTAAAAAACTGCTCATTGAGGTTTTCTGCATTATCAAAGTAGGTGGTGTGGATATGCAATACATCGGGGTGGGTGGATATTTGCACCTCAACACCGTCAATCTTTACCACCTTGTGCGTTTTTTCAATGTACTTCTTATAAATGAAATGCTCGGCATTGGAGGGGTTCAGAATAAGAATAACACGTAATTGCTTGCCTTTTTGACGGATTGATAGTATTAGTTTCTCATAGTCTTCCTCTGATAGCCATTCCTCCATTTCATCGCCTACGAATGTGGTGATACCGTGTAATGATTTAAGGTTAGCGGTTTGGTTTCCTGATGAGGTTTTAATCCCTTTAAAGAGGATTTCAGAGCCTGAAAAGGTGTTTTTGATAGCTGTTTTGGTGATACTAAAATACGCTTGTGTACCCTCTGCTTCTATCTTTTCCTCAAACTCTGGGATAATAGAACTATGGGCTGATACCATAGTGTAACGGCTAAATAGTATCTTATGTCCGCCCTCAAAAGATAAGCGTTCGAGGAATGTGGAGGCGTTGTACGACTTGCCGCTGCCTCGACCTCCTGAAAGGATGGTGATGAACTTATCTTTATTCAGATATAGGGGGTTATATACTGGTTGCGTTTTAATCATTACTTTTTGCTATTGCTTTTGAGCCATTGGGCAATGTCTATGCTGCCTTGTACGGAAACTTCGTCTTTTATACCGTCGTCGGTTTTGAAAGTGGATAGTACAGTTTGCATTGCTGTCATACGGGTACGATAATCAACGGGGACTTCACGGAATTTGTTAGGAATTACAGTGCCGTCTTCATCAGTAAGAGGCTCACGGATAACGCCCATAATGGCAATAACAGATACCAAGTTGGACACATCGTTAAAGGTACGTGCTCGGTAGGCTTTTTGTACCATTTCCAACTCTGGATTTTTACGAATACGGCGATATACTCCTGAATAATCTACTCCTAACATTTCGGCTGCCTTAGTAGGTTGTCCGTTGGCTTTGATAAGGGCTTGTTTTAGTTCCTCATCGGTGTATTTTTCGTTATCTATCTTCTTACGTGTTTTCATATTGATTTTTATTGAAAGTTATTAGTCTATGCGTTCTATACTATTTGAAAATTCTTCTCCTTCTATCATCTTTTCGTAAGGGTCGTACCCCATACGTATCATAAAGGCTTCTTTATGCTTTGGGTTTTGAAACTTGACTACTACATAAGATAGCATTCCTCCGTCTTTGTCTGAATTATTGGTGTTGCTGATACGGTCTTTTACTTTCTGAATTTCGTTGTGTCGTGCGATTTGATTTTCAGGGGTGTCGTCATAGAAATTTACAGAGCGGTCTATATTGTGATTTTCCTCACTTTGTTTGGTAGCCTCGTCAATGGCTTGTAATGCTTCATCGTCTTCTGTGTTTTTTGACCATTGCTGAGGGGTGTAGGTATTATCAAAGGAATAAGACGAATAATCGTCTATACTGGTGCTATACATAGACACATCGAAATCGGTTAGTCCTGCTTCTTGGTAGTTATCAAGGGAAGGGACTAAGGCGCGCATAAGGTCATCGTCTAAGGGTGTTTGGCTTTTGGTGTGCCATATATTGCGTGCTTTTTCGGTTTTAAGGTCAAACTCGGCTACTTCTACTTTGATAGGGTAGTCAGTTTCAGGAGTGCCATTGTACTTGTGATATAGGTCGTGTGCCATTACTCGCTTGTGCCCGTCAATAAGGTTGCCTGTTACTTTATTCCAAACAATGCCACCATAGAAACCATTCTTTTTAAGGTCTTTTAGGATTGCTTTTACTTGCTCGTCTGTATGCTTCTTTGGATTGTAAGGAGCAAAGTGTATTTGTGAGCGTTGTATGGTTTGTGTTTCGGACTGTTTAAACTCTTTCATTGGTTTGTGTTTTTTGAGGTTCTTGATGTAGGGCTACTTCGGCATAAGGAAACTCTTGGAGTATCTTTTTTAGGTCATTAGGGTAGTACTTTTGAAGGAATGATAATGTTTCATAATCTAATCCTACCCCTTGACTTACGGACTTGGCTACATATACCATTGGCTTTATAAGGTTACGATTGGCGATGTACTGCAAGACTTCTTTATTTGTCCATAGTGCTAATGGATATACCATACCTTTGGGAGAAGTGAAGGTAGGAGCCCACATTTTAAGGCGCATACGTTTCATAAAGCCATCAACGCCTTTCATTCCTGAAAAGGCATATTGGGCATTACATTCTTGCATTACAGATTGTTCAATCTCACCTATTTTGCGTACTTTGGTATCGGGTTGTTCATCGCAGAAAAAGCCGTTTTTCTTGATAACATCTAACATTAGGTGTGGAATTTGACGGACTTCTACGTTGGGGTATTTTTTGATTGCCCAGTCTATGTATATCTGTATATGCTCTAAGTCTTTGACGAGGTACATAAAATAGCATATTACCTTCTTAAAGCGAGGTGCGAGCATATCGAGCAGTGCGATGCTGTCTTTGCCTCCTGCTGAATAGAATAATACAGCCGTATCTGTTTGGGTACGGATAGACTGTATTATTGCTTGTGTTTGTGCGAATTTAGACATAATGTTATCCGTTACTTCCTTTGGCGGTTGCTACATCTTTGTTTGCTGGTTTCTTCTTTCTGAATAGATTACTTACTCTTGTTCTTACATTGTTGTAAGTGTTTTTAATACGGTCTGCAAATCTTTTGAACATAATTAGCTGATTTTAAGTTATTAATATTAAT